TGGTACTAGATGGAATACTTAATTTAATTTCAGATTTTAATTCAGTAGAACAAAGTTTTTATCTTATTCAATGGTTAAAAAAAATAACTAAAATTCACAATTTATTGATTTTGTGCGTACTTCATTTAGGTAAAAAAGATCAAAATAGTATTGGTCATATCGGATCCTATCTTGATAGAAAGGCACAATCAGTTTTGAAAATTGAAAAGAATAAGGAAAACAAAACTATTGATCTTTCAGCTACTTTTTTGCGATCCAGTGATGAATTTAACCCTATTTCCATTTACTATTCAGGCACCAGTTGGACACAGGCTAACAATACACAAGAAAAAACTGGTACCTATATTTTTGGAATGGAAAAAACAAGTCTAATCAATAGGATCCTTTTTCAACCACGTAAATATTCTGAAATGTTATCTGATCTAGAGGAATTTACTGGTAAGGGTTCAACCACTTGCAAAAAACTTTTGAAAGATTGGTTGCTTGATGGATCAATAATTAAGTCAGGGGATATGTATAAACAAAAATAATCAGCAAAATGAAACACGAACAACATACTACTAAATTTATTAACGAATTAAATAGTATAAATCATAAAGTTCAACATAAACCATTTAGAATTTCTGATGAAACTTGGATAATCGGAAAACACAAAGGAAAAAAAATTAAAGATCTGCCAATTTCATATATAAAATGGGCATTAAAAAATTTAAAAATGTCTGAATCAACAATATTAATATTAAAAAAAATAGGATCAGTCGCCTGATCCTACCTTGACAAATGATCTCTCTTAACGAAAAACCACTTTCCCTTCAACACGAAAATAGAAAATTTCTAACAAAATGAAACTTTACACTGCCATTATTTTTTTTAAACCTGAAACTGGAATTCAGCCACGCAAATATCGGAATATTAACAACGTGGATAATCTGCTTAAATTTGCCCTAAAAAGTGGTGGGTGGTATGTGAACCTGTATTGCAAGAGAACTAAAGAATTTGAGCACAGAGAATACCTCACAGTGGCATCCTGACAAACATAAACACTGCATACAAACACAAAAGGGGCAATTTGCCCCTTTTTTAGTTGCTAAAGGTCAAGGAAAAGTGAATTTGATGAATCTTGGTCAGTTTAGGTCAGTTTTCTTTGTGGTCAAAATGGTTCAGGAAACCTGGGTAGGACACTTGCACCCCTAAAGGGGTGCAAGTGTACCTATATACTGACCTGGTTTCTGACCTTGATTGACCTAATGTTTGTTTTTTTGAATTTTATTTAATAACTTTGGGTAATTATTTGAAAATTTTGAAAATGAAAAATTGGATTTTAATCGGTTTGGCTGGGTTAACAGGATGGTATTTGCTAGGCAAAAGTCAGTTAGCAAATAGAACAAAATTGATCTTTAAAAAACTTGGCTTTGCCAATAAAAAATTCCAATTAGTTTTTGGTGTTCAGAATCCAACCGGACAAAGTTCAAAGGTTTCTGCCATTACTGGTGAAGTTTACCTGGGTGATAAATTGATTGCTGATTTTTCCAGCTTTGCAGAACAAAAAATTGCTGCCAGGTCTGAATCTGAATTAAAAATACAGGCTTCTCCTACTATTGGAATATTGCAATTAATCACTTCAAAAAATTGGTTAAAAAAAGGTTTACAATACACAATAAAAGGGACTGGTAATTTTGATGGTATTGTGGTTCCGTTTGATTATAAAGCATATTTAATCTGATGCAGAAAAATTTACTTTTGGGTAGATTAAAAAGTTTTGGTGGAAACTCCAAAATGTTGGTCAGGGATCAACAGGTTCCTGATATTATTTCAGCGATGTTGTCTGCTCACAAAATGTATGCCAGTGAATATGATAAAATTAGTCAAGATTTTTATTCAGGTGATGGTATACAAACTGCAAAAAAGTTGTTTGACTTTCTCAAAAAAAATGTCAGATATAAAATTGAAAGTGACCAGGCACAAAGGATAATGTCACCAGCTGCAATTTTGTCGCTTGGAAAAAATGATTGCAAAAATTATGCTTTGTTTATTATGGGAGTGCTGGACAGTCTAAAAAGAAAAGGACTGATAAACAACAAAATATATTACAGGTTTGCAAGTTACAAACTGCTGGATGAAATTCCGCATCACGTTTTTGCAGTTATCCAGGATCAGCAAGGCAATGAATTTTTTATTGATCCTGTACTTTCAAAATTTAACGAAAGAAAAACTTACTATCACAAAATAGATAAACAACCGTCTATGCCACTTTATTCCGTTTCAGGTATTGGTGCACCTAAAAAGAAAACTGCTGCAAAGGCAGTTTTACCAGCTGCACCGAAAGAAAAAAAGAAAATTGTTCTTAAAATAGCACTGGCACCAGCAAGAGGATCTTTTCTTTTGTTGGTTGGTCTAAATTTTATGGGTTTAGCTACTAAATTAAAAACTGCTTTTGCAAATAGGGCAGATGAAACACAAAATTGGTGGAAAAATCTTGGCGGAAACCCGAATGAACTTTTGAGAAAAGTTGAACAGGGAGCAAAAAAGAAAAGAATCGCTGCTGCTGATGTTGAATTTTCTTCTGAAGGTCAGGTCGGAGTAGTTGCAACCGGAACTGCTGCTGCTGCTGCCACTGCTGCTCCCATCCTGATTAAATTAGCTGAATTTTTGTCAAAGTTAGGAATTGATGTTAAGGAAGTAAGTGAAGTTGGTAAAAGGGTATTGGCAAAGCAAGTGAAAAATGTGGTGGAAAAAAAGCTGGAAGCTGATGCCCAGGTGGAACAAGTTAACCAGGATGAAGTTGATCGTATTGTAAACCAGGCTGAAAATTTTAATGCTGATGGATCTAAAAAAATGAATTATCTGCCCATTGTTATTGGTGGTGCCGTAATTATTTATTTAATCAGTCGCAAAAAATAATCACTTTCACTTCACCTTTAATATGTATTCAAACTATCCAGCACAGGCAAGTAAAAACGCAACTGAAGGATATGTTTTGAATCTGATGAAAGGAACTTGCAAAAATGCTACTGGAGTGAAAACTGGGATTAAATTGATAAATAGAGAGGTTTTGAATGAAAAATTTGTAAAAAAAATTTATTCATATTTAAAAAGGGCAAAAGTTTATGTGGGGGATCAGGATAAGTGCGGATATATTAGTTATCAATTATGGGGGGGCAATGAAATGCTTACCTGGTGTGAAAAAACATTAAAAAAATAAATTATGACTGCAAAGCAAAAGGCAGCAAGAGCAAATTTTAAAAAAGCGGTTACTGATGCTCAAAAGTTAAGGAAAAGTAATCCTAAACTTACACAGGCACAGGCACTTAAACAGGCATTTGCAGCAAATAAAAAAGTTGGTGCGGTTAAAAAGAAATCTGCACCTAAAAAGAAATCTGCACCTAAAAAGAAAGCAGCATCCAAAAAAGTAGGTGATTATTCAAATAGGGGTGCTATTTATAAAGATGAAAGAGGTTCTAGAAAACTTGCAAAAGGCAATTATCGTGTAACAAGATCAAAAGATGGAACATTTGCCAATTTTAGTAAAATTGCTGGAAAAATTCCTTCTGAATTTGTAAGTTTATCAGGATATAAATTTGGAAAAGAAATTATTGTTGCTGGTATTGGAAAATTAAGCACTTTAAAAAATTTGGTTCCTGAAGTTAAATTAAGAGTTACAAGAGGAAAAAAATCTGCAAGTGATACAGTTACAAGTTCAACTGTTGCATCTGAAATTTTTAAAAGGTTTATAGGTAAAAATAAAATTGAAACACAGGAACTTGTTGCAGTAGCATATTTAAATACTGCAAATAAAGTGTTAGGTGTTTATGTACATAGTATTGGATCAATAAGTTCCGCAAGTGTTGATGTTAGATTAGTTTTGGCTGGTGCTTTGCAAATGGGCGCAGTTGGTTTAATTTTGTGCCATAATCATCCATCAGGAAACCTAAAACCATCTGAAGCTGATAAAACAATGACAAAACAATTAATAAAAGCTACAAGCTATCATAATATTAATGTTTTAGATCATATTATTATAACAAAAGAATCTCATTTTAGCTTTGCTGAAAATGGGTTATTATAAAAATCTTGGGATTGCTTCCCACATAAACAAAAAAAAACAAAAAAAATGGCACGTAGAAAAAAAAGGTCTGCACCCAGCCGTAGGAGAAAATCTCGCAAAATGGGAGCAATCGGAAAATCTTTCTTTATGGATGCTCTTGGATTGGTAGCTGGTGCAGCTGCTGCCAGGGTTTTGACCAGTTCAGGTAAGATCCTTCCAAACATTGATCCAAAAATCAAAAGTGCTGGTGTAGTTGCTATCGGTGCATTCTTCCCCAAACTTGTAAAAGGATCTATTGGTCAGTCTATTGGTAACGGTATGGTTGCAGCTGGTGGTCTTGGACTGCTCCAGTCAACTGGTGTACTCGGTGCAATGGATCAAGCAATGGAAATCCCTGTATCTGTAATGGCTGGTGATGATCTTTCAGTAATCTCTGGATATTCTGAAGATAATCTTTCAGTAATTGCTGGCATGGATGAAGAATATTCTTATTAATCTAAACAAAGTAAAAATTAAATAACATGGCAACACAACATGGTCAAAGGCTTATATTTGATAATGCCCGTAATCTCGTACAAAATGCTGGTTTTTCTGCTGGTCAAGCAGTATTGTCCCAGTCTTATCTTCGTTCTGAAGTAGCAATGTCAACTTCTACAACTTCATACCAAATCCCTGTACTGGTTAACTCTACTGGTGCAAATACTAACTTTCCCACAAATCAACTTTTGAATTTGCAAGATGCTTTTGTGGTGAGCAGTATTGGTGTATTTGTAGCTGCTCCGGCTGCTTCTACTACCACTGCTTTTCCTTTGTTTACGTATCCCAATGCAGTAACTTTTACAACTGCTGGTGCTGCCTCTGCTCTATATAATTTGTACAATGGTAAACTTTCTGTTGTAGTAAATAATAGGCAAATTGTTCCAGCTTGGGATCTTTACAGGCATTTGTACGTACCACAATTTCAGCAAGGTTCATCAAGTTCTGCAACCAATGGCGGTATTGATCAAAATGATGCCACCGAATACGGTTATTATCCAGTAGAACCAAACATTGTTTTGGTTGGATCAAAAAACAACGTAATCACCTTGGAGCTTCCAGGAGCAATTTCTACACTTCAGGCTTCAAC